CATCTACAAAGTAACGATGAACTCTATTATCAATTGGTGAAATATAGGGAATAATTACATTCTCCGACCCCCATTCAATGACGTTCACATTTTTATCACACCACACCATAAAATTGCGTTCAAGCCAACTGCGATACTGGATTTGACCCGCATTTGTGCATTTGCGAGGATAAATCGGTTTATAGATTCCTTGTTTGAATTTGGAATAGGCCATTATTCTAATCGAGAATGAAAATCGTCGTTGATTTCTTTCTTTGTTACATACTTATGAAATTTTGAGTTTCTATAATATTGCGCATCGTTTTCTGTTTTGATCAAAAGCTTTTTGTAAAAATCTAACATCTCAGACATCGATTCATCGATCCAAGGCAACTGATCCTTTTCTCTTTGAATTAGTAGCGTATTGATAATATTCATCAACACATATACTGGTTCGTATCTGCGGAAAAAGATATCATACATTTGCTTTTGCAAATCAATTTCAGAAACTTTGAATTGCTGTTTGCTTTTATCAATGAATTGGCCATTATCGTAGTCCCCTTCCCACTCATATGCATCAAGATTAAACCCCCCTTCGATTTCGATTTCTTTATAAAGCATGCCAGGAGGCAGATTATCTTTGCCAATTGAAAAGCAAACAAATTTCTTGTTGTTTTTATTGAATAGTGCGTATAAATTAGTCTCCATAAATTATTCTGCAATTACCAATGAATATCTCTCATATGTACATGTGGGTACGAAATGAACTGCGTCGTATTGGAATTCAATTTTGGTGCCAGCTACGTCTTCGACACGATGTAAATAATCGTCCTCAAAGACGTAGAATCCATTACTTTGACTTGTAGTTAAAACCACAAGATGTAATTTCTTAATTGCATATTTGTCTTGGTGTGGTGCAATATAATCTCCTGGCATGTATCTTTGAATTTGGATAAACTGATAAAAGTCTTTCAGGTCTTCATCCCAATTACCACCATCGAAAATCATTTTGATGAGTTCTTTGGGCATGTCTTCACTCAATAAGCTCATGAATCTTGAACTATGACCATGGACATCGCCATGAGATAATTCGCCTCTGCGCTCACGAAACAATGCAGCGATATGAGGCTGTTGAACATATTGAACAATTTGTTCAGAGTTTTGCTGAAAATTAGAAATAGTCGTCGGCATTAGAGTTCGAGAATGTGTTTTAGTGTATTATCACCTAGCATAAGGTCTTTAGTGGAGTTGTAAAAATGTTCAGCGATATTATAAGGATTTGTATAAAGAGCACTAGAAGGACTATTGGCATGCATTGCCTGTTGAATTTGTAATCCATTGGCATTTGAAATTTTTGATATTGTATTGAATTGTGATTTAACATAGTCTTCAACATTCAATACTTTTACAAATGATAGATCAAAAGCTCCAGTTTTATTATTTCGATCATAAAGAGACTTCCATGATTTGACATGGTTATCGCTTGATAAAATAAAGCGATTGATATCTTGCAGACTCATATTAGGATTTTGAATTGACTCGATTGATTTGTACAGAATATAATCATGAATGGTATAATTCAGATAAATTAAACTATATTCAAAATCACATGGTGGCAATTTTGCAAACATTGGCAATGCATTTGGCGGATATGACGGTAGATAATATGCTAAGTGTGGGGAAGATTTAATTCCTTTTTTTGTCGACATGACAAATTGAATATCGGTTCTATCAACACCAATAATAGAAGCTCCACTTGCAACAGATGAACCTAAGTGGCTGAATGTGTTTATTATTCTGCTAGAAATAAAAGTGGGCAATCCGAAAAATATATACTTCATGATTATTCTGTCTCCTCTCTGATGTACTTTAATGTTTCATTATAATTGCTTTGAGAATATAGCCTAGAAACAATTGCATGGCATCTATATGCAAATCTTATCATATTATTATAATTTTGTTCTACTGTATTAAAAATGCCACCATAACATTCTTCGCAAGGCACAAAATTTTCAGGGCCATCCGCATTTTTTGATTTGAAAAATAAAGCATTGCTATCATCTAAAAATTGCATTGCACCTCCAACTGGTGAAGAAATAATTGGAACTCGGAACATTGCAGCCTCTGCCAGAAAACGACCCGAAAAAGCAGTGCGATGGATACTACAAATTAAATGGCTATTCTGTAATAAACCAAAATATTCATGAGTAGGTAATTGACCAATATATTTAATTTTTGCCAGAGGTATTGTTTTAATAATGTGGGGATGTGGCTCATAGTTAAATTTAAAAATGACATTGTATTTTGAAGATAAATTGGACTTCAAAATAAATTTAATCAATGATAAAATGTCATTAGTATTATAATAGCTTTCTTTTTGAAATAGGAATGTAATATTAAATGTTTTTTTGTAATCAGCAATACTAGTAGGATAATCTATACTGAAAATAGACCTGTCAAAAGGCTTAATGAGCGTGTAAGAATTTGGATAATCTGGTTCCCAATAACTCGAAGGAATAGTTGAGATATTATTCTTTTGAAGATATTCTTTGTACAATTTTACATCCATGCATCTATTTAGAATAGTACAATTCTAAGTCAACATTCTTTTCGAATCGATCCATCGTAATGATATACACGATTATGATTAATAACAGATGCCATTAGAACTGCAGCACGAAGTCTGCCTCCTTTCATTAATTGAAATGCATGGCTCATAATTGTCTGTTCATATGGGAATTCATAGTCAGTCTCAATAAAAATTTTATAATTACCAGCTTTAGTCATTACACTTGGCCAATTACTATAATAGACATCACCAATAAGATAGCTCACACCGTTAACACATCCAGATTTATTCCATCTCATGCGATGTTCTCCATCAGGAAAATATTTTCTTTTCATATCAGCCGGCACATTATGCCACGCCCATTGCTTATGATGATCACCAAAAAATTCACTATAAGATACTTTAATGAAATCTAGGTTTTCTAACTCTATAATACGAATACATTTTGAAAGCCAATCATTGATATGCATATTCAAACCATTGCGGCATATTTTAATTTCATCAACTAAAAGCATGTCATCTTCAAACCACACAATATACTTTGCATTACTTTCATGAAAATGTTTTGCTGCCCATTTTCGTGCACCACAGACTCCCATATTGCCTTTTCGTATTAATTGAAATCCATGCTGTTTGGCAATTTCATCATATTCACCCATAACACTTTCATCTGTGCTATTATCAATAAGGAATTTGTTGGTATCTGTTAATAATTCTGGATTTGATTTTTGTATTGTATCTAAAAGAAGATTTAATTGTTTTGGAATATTAAAGCAAGTAACATAAAGATTAGTTCCTTTACTATTATCATTCATTTCAACCTCTTCAGCAGATTGATAATAGTCTATTTCGTCATCATTATCCTTGTGAATGGTTATTTCTTTTTTTGGCAAAGGCATACTTTTTGCTCTTTCAAAAAATGTCGAAAGCAACCCGTCACCATCAATCAGTTCGGTATGAGTTAAATCTGGATACAAATAACTAATCAATGTAAATATGCTTTCCTCTGTACCCATGTATCCATTTGATAGTGTATTAATCAAAAGATTATAATATATCGAATTGATGTCAGCTATTTTACTATGATGACCACCAAAGAAACCACCCCTAGCAACCCTATTGACTTGTTGCTCTGCATATATATTCATTGCTTCAATTTCAAAACCATGAATCTCTGTTGAAGTTTCATACGGAAATGCAATGAATAAGAATTTATTTAAGAGCGGTAGTATCTTTTCAAGAACTAAATCATGTGTGAAATAACCAGGATGTACTGTATTAGTTATGCCTGCATCAATCCAAATCAAATATTCAGAACTAAAGCGGTCAACTATTCTTGCATCATTGAGCAAAAACATTTTTGACATGACTAACGGATTGTATAATTCAAGCTTTGCTTGGGTTGAATCCTCTAGCCATCCTACCTGATTGAGCCATTTTGAATCAGTTCTTATTTGCTGGATTAAATGAAAATAATCATTCTCAACGAACCATTTTTGGCTTCTTGTATAAAATTGAGTATTTTCTTTTGAGCGATGTTTCCATACAAATTCTTCTAATTCAGCATCTCCGAAAATAATCATATTATTTTCTACTTTCAGCAACTCAGAAAATCTATCAAGATAATGATTAAATGATCTTGACCATCGTTCACTTAATTGATCTCGTCCTAAATCCCAAAGCCCTGTTACTAATGTAATTTTTTTCATATCACAAATTAATGATTTTTCTTAATAAATTAAAATCTTTCAAATATTTTTGTTTTATTTGCCTTAAAGCGCTGATTTTTTGATTGTATATTTCATCTGCATTATTGTTAATATCTTCTAGAACTCTATGTATATAATTCAAATCATCTACATTATCTAATAAAATATAACCATCTTCTGGATAATATTGTCTGATATTTTTACAGCCATAATAAATTGGAATGGTATCAGTCAAAACTGCATCATAAAATTTTTCAGTAATCCAATTATCATGATACTCATTTTCGATCATAAAATTAAATTTATAATCAATTAAGCCGTCTTTCTTTTTTATGTCACCTCTCAACGAATCAACATATACAACCGAATCAAGCAATTGTGCTATTTTAAATCTTTGAGGATACAGACATGTTGTTCCATTGTCTTTATTTAATTTTGTTATTTGTGATGAAATTGTTTTTGTTTTATTAAATGTAGAATTCAATAAATTTTCAATATTCCAAAAATCTAAAGTATCAATCCAAGGCCCTCTGCCTCCGTAGAATGTATGTGCTAGCATCTCTTCACAATTAACATTATACAATGACTTGTCAAATCCAAAGACTTTTGTGATATTTTCAGTAAAATGTTTTTGATGACATCCGTTCCAGGTGGGTTCATGAAAAAAAACAAATGATCTGCGATTAGGTTCGATGTTTAAATTAACATAGTTGAAGAAAACAATAATATCATATGAATTGTCATTAACAAATTGAATATTGCTCAGATCAATGTCATCTATTTTAAATTGTCGAATCAACCTTTCTACTAAATTATCAGATGTATCCCAGCCTGCAGATAATTTTATTTTTGTCATATTAAAATTAATGCAATAGCAATTGAAATTTTTTCATTATTTTATCAGGAGAAAAATGCAAATATGGATAAAAATAATCATTGTATAAAACATGCTGTTTTAAATTTGTTAAAATATTATACACCTCATCATAATCTTTATAATAAATTCCTCTTTCGGCTAAAATTTCAATATGACTTCTCTCAGCAGATAATTCATATGTAATAATAGGCTTATTACAAAGTGCAAATTCTGAAACAGCCAATCCAAAAGTTTCACCACCATATCTTGCATGAATCATCGCATCACATGTGTTTACAAATGCAGACTTTTCGTCTAAATCATATGTTCCAGGTAAAAATATAACATTCGAACTGTCAACAAATTTATCAATATTCATAAAGATAAATTTAATATCATTTCTTTCGCTTGAAATTTTCCGAATAGCATCTTTAACAAATTCAATATTAAACTCAGTAGAACCCCCATAATACCCAAAAACTATATCATCATTACTAATATCTAGTATTTCTCTTAAATTATATTTTGGATCTGGAAGCTTTTCACAAATATGAGGCAAAGAATGTGTTTCTTTTGAATATCCTTGATCTTCGCACAGCCAATCTGATGCATAGACATATTTGTAACCGTGTGGTTCATTAATTCTAAAAACAGCATGTACAATTGTGGGAATTGAGTTTACACAATAACCATCGTTATCACCCGCTTTAATAATATATAAAAAATCAAAATTGTTTTCTTTTAAATATTTTTCATATTCGTAAAAATGCATAAGATTCACTTCAAATCTTTTTTGAAATTTTGGCAACGCATCCAAATTCCGATCTGGCAAGCTAAAGATCACACTTTTATTTCCTAGTATTTTTTCGTTATAGTCTGCATATGCAAAAAGAGCAGTTTCAGTGCCTCTTAAACACAGCTGATTACTATAAAATGCGATTTTTTTCATATCATTTTTTATTGCCATTAAAAATAAACCCAAACTCTGATTCCAAATCACCACAATTTAAATCCTTTATATTTGTATACCCAGCATATCTTGCAGATATACCAATTTCAAATCCATCACCCCACACACCATTGCCGCCATTTTTAGATTGCATGATAAAATTCAACTCTTCCCATTTTTGTGCGAACATAGCCATCTTAATTTCATCATATTTAAAAATTAAATAATGTTCGCTTGGTAATTGCGAATTGTAAATATCATCTTCTTGTGGTATTGATAAAATATCGTACGATAGTATTTTATGTTTGAAAAGCGCATGACCTGTAGACTGATATTGATAAACTTCATTTTGCAACACACAATCCATTCTCGAGCCAATTAAATCATATTCAGATACTAAGGATGACAGAAATTGATTAGAAGAGTCAGTCCAAAAATTATTTTTTATGTCACCATCTATATAAAAAATAACATCATATCCTTTTGGTATATCTTTAAAAGACAAAAATTTCAAATTATAATTAAACTCATAATTAAACTTAAAAATAAGATTTTCTGTTATATTGTTTCGAATAAAAAGTCGATTTGTTTTTAAATCGTCAAAATATTCAGGTCTATTTGTTGTAAGCAAAACATCGTGAGGTGTATTTTGAATTAACTCTTTAATTAAAGCTTTCGATGCTTCAAGATACATTTGAGATCCTGCATCTATAGACAGTAATGTAAACAATACTTTCATGTTATCTTAGGTTTCCAGTCAATCTATCACACCATCCCTTTGATTCAGAATGAGGCCACACTACCCAATACTTTGGATTTACTGCGGTAGAAAATTCTCTCCAAATTTTGCAATACCCATCTGGATCTCTAAACAATTGATTGATTTCATTTTTATTTAAATCTTGCCTGTGTATCGTTTCATCATTAGAATCATGAAAAGCAACAACCCAAAAATCATAATCTTTTTCTGGTACTAATTCATATCCTACATCAATACAGTGTTTGAATATTCTGGAGAATGATTTTTCCCATTCTTCGTCAGAGTTGTAGTTATATGTATTCGGTGGGTATTTTTTATCGAGTGTTTCTTGCTGAACTGCTCTTTTTGAGAATAGTAATCCTACATATTTTTCATAATCTTTTAGAGTCCGAATAGGACCAAAGCCGAAAGGACCCCATTCAATAGAGTCATATTTTTCACCATCCATTGAAAAAAGACATCTGTTTCTCTTGTGGCACCTATCGTTTCTTTTTGACCAATCTTGATGGTCTGCAATTTTATTTTCATTAGATGATACATGATCATCCCAATGTTTGGTTCTGCCTTTTCTGGTATATTCATGCCATGCTACTATACGATGCGGATGGAAGAGATCATATCCCCATGTATATGCTCTAGCAGCAATACTAATTTCCTCCCCATGAAAGTAATATTCGGGATCATGTGGTACTTCTTTACAAAATATACCATCAGTGAAACAAAAATGTGCGGAATAAAAGCGTGATGGTACGGGGCAATCTAATTTTTCCCAATTTTCAATCGTAGCTGGCAAGAAAAAAACAGCACCTTCTGGAATGAAACGATCAAAATCCATCTTCCATGGTGCTTTTTCACGACCTGCTGGATCATTATCAGGATCGAACGACGGAATATACCCAGTTAGAAGGGGCTTTTTATGGCCCTTTTCTTGCAACGTTTTATACATTCCAATGATAACTTCATCCCAATTTTTAATAAAACGATGATGTGAGTCTAATTGCAATGTATATCGCTCATTATTATAGTTCTGTTGTATTAAATTACGCGACCAACATGCACCTCTGCTTTCCCACCATGGAATGTCAATAATGTGAACATTAGGCAAATTTCTAATTTCATCAATATTCTCGTCTACTGAGTATTGCCATGCAATACAGAAATTTAAATTTTCTGGGTATTTTGCATTTGCAATGCAATCCTTAACTGTAGGTACTAATTGAGGATCTCGATATGCCGCAATTTGAATAAAAATTTTCTCATTTGATTCCATCATTCTAATTTAGATGAAATCAAAAATTTAGCAACTATTAAGATGGCGGACCTCCTGTATTAACACCTGTAATTGTGGCTTCGCCTGAATATCCGAAACTATTTTGTACACGAATTGTGATGTCATATGTGGTGCCATATTCGATATAATTATCATTATCAATCGATATATCGAAATATGATTCACCAGCACCACCAGCAGTTATATTAAAATCATATGCGGATTGATATGTCATAAATGCATTCGTTTTATATTCGACTGCAGTTATTGGCGAACCCCCTTCAAATTCTTGTGTGAATATAATAGTTATAATTCCATTATTAAGGGAATATGATAATTCAATAGGGGTGGGTGGTAAGATTTGTGTCGGTGTTATGGATGGTGTTGGAGTTCTTGTCGGTGTTATGGATGGGGTTGGGGTTGTTGTCGGTGTTATGGATGGTGTTGGAGTTCTTGTCGGTGTTATGGATGGTGTTATAGATGGTGTTGGGGTATTGGATGGTGTATTAGTAGGAGTTACAGATGGTGTTGGTGTATTAGTAGGAGTTACTGACGGAGTTAATCCCGGCGTTGGAGTTACCGATGGGGTTGGAGTATTAGATGGGGTATTAGTTGGGGTTCTTGTCGGTGTTGGTGATGGTGGTATTGGTATTTCAGCAATAATAGTATTTGACTGAGGGCTATATGTTCCATTAGTTTTTCTTGCTCTTGTTGCAATAAAATATGTAACACCATAACTCAATCCAGATACCTTAATAGGAGATGCATTATATATTGTCGGTGTCCATATTCCGCCACCATTTGTTGTATATTCATAATATGCAACATCCGGCAAAGAAGTACCAAGATTTAAAAATACATTATTTAAGCTTATATTAAAGCTTGCAATATATGGTGCTGGTTCTGGTGAAGGTGTTGGTGTTATAGTTGGCGTTATAGATGGTGTTGGAGTTGGGGTTTTAGTTGGTGATGGTGTTGGAGTTGGTGTTACGACATCCGGAGGAGCTCCTGTCGTAATATTAACACTACCCGTGGTTCGTTCACTATAAATACCTGCAAGATTTTTAAATCTGAAAAAGAAGAAATATGATGTGTAATATGAAAGACTTCCAATTTTAATAGGAGAAATATTAGTACCAGCAGATGTCCATGTAGCACCATTGTCAATTGAATATTCAAAATCTGCAATATTTTCAGGATTACTGACAAATAGGTATACAATCAAACTATCATTGCCTGCGATATAAGAAGAAATAATTGGGGGTTCCGGTGGTGATTGGGATGGTGTCGGTGATGGTGTTGGTGATGATGTATTCGACGGTGATGGTGTGTTGGTTGGTGTCCTTGTAGGAGTTGAACTGTTTGTAGGTGTCGGTGTAGGTGTTAACCCTGTCGTTGGTGTTCTAGTTGGTGTTCTAGTTGGTGTCGGGGTCGGTGTTCTAGTTGGTGTTATAGATGGTGTCGATGTTGGGGTTCTAGTAGGAGTTCTAGTTGGGGTTCTAGTAGGAGTTGGAGTCTTTGTAGGTGTTCTAGTTGGCGTTATAGATGGAGTTATAGATGGCGTTGGGGTCGGTGTGATCTGAACATTGCAATTAGCTTTGAAAGTAAGCTCATCTACTTTTGTAATATTTGTTCTGTTCAAAGTAACAATATTAGTTACTTCTGATCTTAATCCGTATGTAACTGAATAATATTCTCCGTTATATACAATACGATCACCAACTGAAAGCAATCCATCTTCCGATATGATTGCTAATTTATCACCTTCGCCACACTTAGACATGACTAAAGTGCGTCCGCAGTTTTCATATTCAAGAGCAGTATCTGCTATAGTTGCACCATACAAAGCAGCTGATTTAATAGTAGCAATTGAATCACTTTCTTCTCCATATAATTGATTTCTTGATCCTCTTAATATTTTGCGATACCTAGAAAATTCTACTTCAATCTCAAAATACATATCATGAGATTTGAGATATTCATCCGCATCGCTAGCAGACATACCCATAGTTAATGCTGCAATTTCATCAAGCTGCGAAATTGAAAAATCAAACCACGATTCACTAGTATACCATTCATCTAGAATTTTAGAATAATTTTGTACCTGATTTTTGGACCAGCTTCTTGTATAGGCAATAGGTTCATCTGAAGCAGTAGAGCGAATGCCTGATTTAATATTCCAGTATGAAAATTTGCGCTTACAAGCTGGTGCAGGTTTATTGGTATAATTGATATTTGGTCTTGTATAATATTCTGCACCATCGACAATAAAATCTTGTAGTAATATGTTAGAAAAAATTGGAGAGCTTTCTGCTAATTTTTCTCCTGGCATGTATTCCGGCAAATCAAATCCAAATTGGAAAACATCAATAATAGTAACATTATCAATCGTCTGTGATGTGCGCGGAACAATTGAAACTTGATAATAATTTCGGTTATCTAGATTGATTTGCACTACAGCACCTACATAAGGCTTGAGTAGTGGATTTGATGAATACAATACAGTTCGGGATGTATTCACACAAGAAGGTGTTAATTTATAAAGCAGTGTATCAATAGGCTTAGGAAGATTTTGTGAATTACAATCTTCGTATAAATCTATAATTGTATAATTTTCAACTATCTCTTGATTATCATAATTGACCTTTTCAATATACCACCTTACACCAGGAAATTCTGCTAAAGTAACTGCCTTGCCTGGAATTAAAAGTCGTTTATTATCAATTACAAAAATTTCTTTGCGGAGTGTGCCATTAACGACATCAGGACATGGTTCGTATTTCCAACAGCAATTAGTTAATTTGATAATGACAGGAGTTGAACGTTCAATATCATAAACACATCCACATTCACAATCTTCGGTAGATTCTTCTACAGTCCAATCACCAGCAAGGTCTTTGATTTGAACGGTCGTGTTTGGTGATAGATAATATTGGAAATCATCATTGATAGCAACAATTTTTTCTTTAGTAAATGTATTAGTTAGAATATAACAGGTTTCACTGCATCCCTTTTTACTTGTTAATAATGGATTGATATCCGTTGTTGTAATTTTGTCAGTAACGGATACTCTAGATACTAAGAAACGATCTTCTGGGTATTTGTCAAGTACAACACCAAGATTAACTAAATGGCTATAATCATTCGCAGAATAAAATACTAATCCAGGCACAGAGCAAGATGTAAACTTGTAATAGTGATTTTCTTCTGGTGTTGGTTGTTCACAAGGTTCTATTGCATCTGTGCAATAAAATGGATTCATCGTAGGCCAATAAGTCCATTTTAATAATGGATACCCAGTACGAATAAAACGCCCCATTAAAAATCTTTCATTGTTATCTATCGGATTAAATTTTGGCTCAAAATTTGGTGCAAGGATAGGTGTTGTTCTAGTACCCTCATCCACATATCCTTTCATTGCAAAGACATACAAATCAGCTAAACGACAATCACTGTCTGATGCTGGAAAAATTTGCTCGAGCCAATTAACTATTGAGCTTGTAAAGGCAGTTCGATCTGTAATTTTATATGGGTATATTACAGTTACTGGCTTAGAAGCGCAACAAGAAACAGATTGAACAATTGAACGGATGTGCGAATATTTCATTTGTTGTTTTGTCGATCCATTTAAAATGATCATTGATAAGCACAATAGCAGAGCCTGCACTTTCGAGATCATTAATGTGTGGATAGGAACATGACATGTTACGTACTTAATGGTTTTGTCGTGATATACTGCCATCTTGATCCTGTAGTGTTTACGAATTTATAATAATTTGGATACACGGCAGGAATATAATTTACAATCGAAGTGTTCAGATTTTCTAAACCAACTACTTGAGAAAGAAGAGAAACAGAAGCACCACCACCAGCATCAAATCCTGTAGCTCTATTATCATTAATATTGCCCACGTTATTGCGGTCATAGCCAACCACAGTTCTTGTGTTAGTTACGCAACGACCTCGAATACTACAGCTGCGATATGACCAAGAAACAGCAGCATTACACTTTGCAGTGATGAATCTAGTATCAGGAGCGACTGTTTCAAAATCTTTAAAGAATCCCAATGTAAAGACATATATTTCCTGGCCAGGGCAGTAATTCAGCACTGTAGCATTATCGACAATCGACGTTACGGGAAAATTAGAATTCAACCAAGACGAAATACTATTAATGAATGTTGTCTGGTTAATTGCATTATTATCTGGTGTTAATGGAAAAATTAATGAAATAGGCCTTAACCAACACGCACTATACGAAGAAACAATAGTATAGGTATCATCCCAATTAGCAGAACTACTTCTCACTACTGCTACCGCATCTTGCCAATCTCCCGATGTCGTAGTTGCCAGTGTATATAGGTTGTTCCAAATTTGATCTGCAGATAATGCAATATTAGATAATTTGTAATCTAATAAATCAAAATTGCTATTGATGGTTGATAATGTATTACCTACACATAATTTCGGATCAATAGCAGTAATAGATTCTGTAAAACTAGACATAAAATAAAGAATATGGGGATTGTCGGGCGCTCGTGGACAGATTATTGCTAAGTCGGCTCACTGTCTAGTCTCTGCACCTTTCTAATACATTTGTGACTTTTATTAGACTTGGCTCAAGGTTGACTGGTATCAGTGTTCCCTTGAATTCACCCGATATGGGCCTAATTGACCCTGCGCAGCAGCAAGTATTGTTATCGCAAAGTGATTTAAACTTTGCTTCTATATGTCGCCACATAGTTCGGACTATTTCTTCAATCCCCATATTACAAATTATTTATGGAAATACTTTATTTTATTGCAACATAATTAAATGATCAATTGATAATATTGACGATCTTTATGAGTATCTGCATTCCAATAAGAGAATGCTGGTTTTGACATATTACCAGCGGCGGATGTAAAGTTAGGAACTATTGGCAAAATAGCATTTCCTTTGGAATCGTATTTAATATTATTAATAACTGGCACCGCAACACCTCTAGCATAGAAAGTTATTCCACCATAGTATGATGCATAATAGCCAACATTATCACCTTGACCAAAAGAAGAGATGTGTATATTATACGCAGGATCTCTGAGTATGTATCGTACATTGCCTATTGCTCTAATATTATTCAAAACTACACGACTATTGTAATTTTTAGCACCATGTGTGCGTGACCACCCAGTCCCCATGCTTGCCAAATCTCTATCGTTTTTAGCAATTAATATAGCTGTTGAATATTTGCGCAGATGTGGATCGATTTGAGTTTGTGATGTTGGAGTATATACGCTCGGAAATTGCGCAATTTGTGTTGTAAGCAATGGCGGAGGTACCATATTATTGCCTGTCTTTGATGGATTGTCAAAATACACAGCATCATAATCACACATCCAATTAACATCTACAGAATTAACATAGCAATAAGAAGGAGCAGATGCCGGAGTTGATATACGGATTCCTATTGTAGTTCCTTCAATATGGATATTGCTGATGTATGTCTTACCACCATCGACTTGTATTGCTATTTCAGGGAAGTAGCTTGGTGGTATGTTCAATGCCGAATTAACAACACTAATTGATTTATCAAGCCGCATATCAATTGTGCCCATTTCAACAATGGCATTGTTTGTAGTTTCTGGCAGGTAAATTGGAATTGAACTTACACTAATAGGCCCTGTAATCCAAAAATCACGAATTTCGAGACCATTCAAAACAATAGGCGTTGCATTAGAAATCGGTGCAAATCCAAACCCAAACCCACCTGCATAATTTACATTAACATTATGTATAAAGGAATTTTCTTCAATGTATCCTTGTGATGAAATGCCTGAAACAAATTTGCCTTTCGATGGGCCTCCATATTGCCAAGTCGCATAAAACGCATTTAACGTAATACCTTTAACACCAGTGTTGAAAGTCTGATAATATTCACTCTTTAAAGCTTCTTGAGAATAATTACCACCCATCCAAATCATCGCAGTGTGTGATGATGGTCCAAAAATCGCATTATCGTAATATGCCGATAATGGCCAAGGAAATGCATCAGAGGCTGTAATTTTTGTCCGACCTGCACCGGCTCCTTGAAGAACACTATAAGATCCGATCAAATCAATAGGTGCCGATATGTAATATTCACCAGCAGCAAGACTTATAATATTACCCGGAGATTGTGTATCAAGTCTTGAACGTATAGCAGCATTAATAGCGTCTTGATGCTTATTATCAACTAAACCCCACCATTCTGGGTAAATTTCTTGGCTGTTGAAATTTCCTCGTATTTCACCAGCATCAAATCCTGAAAAAATTTGATAACGGCCTGCTTCTATATTGCCATTATACGTGATTCGTATTTTAGATGCATTTTTGATAAATTTGAACCCATTGAATGCTATTGTAGTGGTTTTAGGGATGATTAAATTTACATCAATCAATACATCAGAATATAATTCAATTCTGGTGTTTAACGATGAAACAATATCATGTAGAGTAGTAATTTGCGGTTTATTATTCGATGCACTTATACTTTGCATATAAGTATACAATTCCGCATATTTAACATTGAATTTCGATTCAATATGCTCCCAAAATAATGATGATAGTTTATCATCTGTGAGTGGATTGTCTGGCATAAATCTATTTAGATTTAATCAAAGCATATTTTCACATTAAACTAATATCAGATTATGAGCTGATAATATTGACGATCGGTATGTGATGATGCTGCCCAGTATGAGAATGTAGGATTAGTCATAGCACCCGCTGCAGTTTGGAAATTAGTACTTAGAGGTGTAGTAGCATTACCGCTAGCATCATATGTAATGCTAGTAATAACAGGAACAGCAACTCCTCTTACATATTGTGTAACACCACCATACGCTCCTGAATAAAACCCAACATTCCCACCCTGTCCATATGTTGAAATATTAATACCATACGCAGGATCACGCAACAAGTATCTTACATTGCCTAGTGATTGTAAATTGTTAATAACAACTCTCGATTCGTAATTCTTTGCACCGTGAACATTAAACCAACTACTTCCCATGGAAGCTAAATCTTTATCTGATTTGGCGATAAGAACTAACGTAGAATATTTTCTTAAATACGGTTCTATTTGAATATTGCCTGAGGTGACATTCGGAAACGCATTTCTCTGAGCTGACAATGCAGGTGGTGGTGAATTGTTTTGGGTCATCTTCGCTGGATTTTCTTCGAAGATAGTATCATAATCCCAAAGATAATTACCAGCAATCGAATTTAATACACAAAATGCAGGAGATGATCCTTGTGTAGAGACACGAATGCCAATAGTAGGCCCTTCAATATGAACATTACTTAGAAATGTTTTACCACCATCAATTTGAATTCCTATTTCAGGAAAATATCGAATAGCACTAAACGGCATATTACCATTATCACCTGTAAGAATGGCTGCAGAGTTT